ATTACCGCATTCAATAAATTTTACAGTGCAGAAGACTATAAATCTAGATTTTATTCAAAAGGATTAAATTCAGATAATTATATGGTTTCTACAGGTATTAGTGATAGTGATTTAGAAAATGTAATGTTAACAATAAAAGAGCTAGGTAGTAATTGGATATGTATTGATGTTGCAAATGGTTATATGAATAAATTAGTTGAGTTTTGTAAAAAAGTTAGAAGTATTTATCCAACAAAAATTATTGTTGCAGGTAATGTAGTATCACGTGAAATGACAGAAGAATTAATATTAAATGGACATGTAGACATTGTAAAAGTAGGTATTGGACCAGGTAGTGCATGTACAACACGTCTTAAAACGGGTGTTGGTATGCCACAATTATCTGCTATTATTGAATGTGCAGATGCAGCTCATGGTGTAGGTGGTCATATTATTGCTGATGGCGGTATTACATGTCCAGGAGATATGGCAAAAGCGTTTGGTGCTGGTGCAGATTTCGTTATGGTTGGAGGACAATTTGCTGGTCATGACGAAAATCCAGGAGAAATACGTACTGAAACAAATGGAGAAAAATATAAAATGTTTTATGGAATGAGTAGTGATACAGCAATGAATAAACATTATGGTTCTATGGCGTCTTACCGTTCATCGGAAGGTCGTACAATTAAAATGAAATACAAAGGAAAATTAGAAGATACTGTTTTAGATTATTTGGGAGGATTGCGTAGTACATGTACATATATTAATGCAAAAAATATAAAAAATATTCCAAAATGTACAACTTTTGTTCGTGTGAATCGTCAATTGAATACTATTTATGCTTAGATATTTATTGCATTTTCCTTGATTTCATATTTATTAAATATCATCAATTCGATAGAATTGGTGTGAATATTAAAATTAGATAATGTATCATGATTATCAATGTTTCCATCAAGTACAAGTTCAGAATAACATTCATTTGAAGAAAGCATTTCATCATGATAAACATCACAATCTATTAAATAAGATAATTCAATATTTTCACCTGCTCTATTTCTTTTTTTTATTCTTTCTAAGCACTTTTCAGGGTGTGTTTTCATATAAATAAATTCATGCTTTGGTAATTCGTCAATGAAATCATCAAACCATTTTAAATAAATTTGATAACATATATCATCGATTTTTTTATTATCATATAACATTTTTGCAAAGACATATCTATCAGTATATAAACTTCTTTCAGTAATAATTGTAGTATTAGGATATTTTTTAATTGCATTTTTCAAAATTGAAAGTCTGGATATATACGCCATCATTTGAAATGAGAATCCATACTTTTCTTGATTTTTATAAAAATGTTCTAATATTGTACCATCATTATCTTGTATAGTATTCCATACGTCAACTGGTTCTTGTAAAAATAATACTTTATCTTCTGGAATTTTACGATTTTTAAAAAGTGTTTGTATATTTTTTACCAAAGTGGATTTTCCTGAACCAATGTTTCCTTCAATACTTATTATTCTGGACATTTTATAATTACATTATTTGTCGTAATTTTATTAAATCAATTTTTAATAAAATTAATATTATTACCATATTCCATGTATAAAAATATATTTAGTAAATAATATAAAAAGATAATTACCTATTTATAAATAATATGTCAGAAGATAAACAGCATATATCACTTGTTGTTTGTGGGCATGTAGATGCTGGAAAATCGACAACAACTGGACATTTAATTTTCAAATTAGGAGGAATTAGTGAGCGTGAAATGCAAAAGCTTCAAGCTGAAGCAGATCAACAAGGTAAAAGTTCATTTGCGTTTGCTTATTATATGGATAAAGATAAAGCAGAAAGAGAACGTGGTGTAACTATTAACTGTACTACAAAAGAATTTTTTACAGATAGTTATCACTATACTATTGTGGATGCACCAGGCCATAGAGATTATGTAAAAAATATGATTACTGGTGCTGGTCAAGCAGACGTAGCATTATTATTGGTACCTGCTGAAGCTGGTGGCTTTGAAACTGCAATTGCTCGTGGTGACCATGCTGCAGGTGAAGTACAAGGGCAAACTCGTCAACATGCTCGATTACTTGGATTATTAGGTATTGAGAAATTAATAGTTGGTGTAAATAAGATGGATTCTGTTGATTGGTCTGAACAACGTTTCAATGAAATCAAAGAAGAAATGACTAAAATGATTACAAGTGCAGGGTTTAAACCTAAGCAAGTACCTTTTATTCCTTATTCTGGTTTTAAGGGTGAAAATTTAGTTGTACAAACAGATAAAATGCCTTGGTATAAAGGATGGAAAGCTAACTTAAATAAAGATACTGTTGTAGAAGGTTATACATTATATGATGCTTTGGAAAAACTTGTAAAACCACCAAAGCGTTTCCCAGATAAGCCTTTACGCATTCCTATTAACGGTATTTACAAAATTAAAGGTGTAGGTGATGTAATTACTGGACGTATTGAACAAGGTACAGTTACTGCAGGTGATATATGTAGAGTAGTTCCACGTGGTATATCCGGATTAAAGGTATTCACTATTGAAATGCATCATAAGACCTGGCCAAATGCTAAGCCTGGTGATAATATTGGTATGAATATGAAAGGTCTTGATAAGATGAATATGCCCAAAGTAGGTGATGTTATTACATTAGAAAAAGAAAAACTATGTGAACCAGTTGAAAGCTTCGTTGCTCAAATTGTTGTACAAGACCATCCTGGTCAATTAAAACCAGGGTTTTCACCTTGTGTTCATGCTCGTACTGCTAAATCAGCATGTAAAATGACTAAGATTTTATGGAAAATGGGTAAAAAGACTGGAAATGAAAAACAAGAAAATCCTCCATTTTTGGAAAAGGGTGAATCAGCTGAAGTCGAATTTGCTCCTCAACAATTAATTTATCTAGAAGATTTTGAGTCATGTCCAGGTATGGGTAGAGTTGCTGTTATGGATAGTAATCAATTAGTGATGCTTGGTAAAGTAATGAGTGTGAAATACAAGCCTTATAAATAATTAATGATAATTTTGTATTAAATAATAAATTTTAATATAAAATAACTATGTCTGAATTTGAAATGATATGCAATCCAGTTGGTACAGAAAATGAAGATGAAAATTCAAGTGTTGTATCAGAAATTAATAATGGAGATGCTGAAAATATTTCAATATATTACTTATTTGAATGTAAAAATATTTCAAGAATTATTATTCATATTTCCGTACATATTACATTATTATCATTATTAGAACCATTATTTTATTTTCTATACGTTGTAGCTATGGAAAAAGAACTATTTTTTCATCAAATAAAAATTTTAATCAATCAAATTGTAGCAAATATGAATACTGATATGATTAATGCAATATTAAGTAATCCATTAGTAAGCTTTGGTATAACAACAACTCTAGGTAATGATACATATTTAGATAGTTATTTTCAAGATTTAAAAACTGATTATATAGAATCTTTAGATGAAAATGAAAAAAATAAAAATGAATTAGAAGAAAAATCCTATTATTTTTCGGGATATTGTTTTTTATTTACTACATTTTATTTTATTTTACATCAATGTATTTATCAAGAAAAATATTTATTTTGGCAAATAATGCTAGAACATATTATATTGGTTTTATTCATTGGTTTCTATGAATATTGGTTCTTTAATAATATAGTATTACATTATTCACCATGGACCGACCAAGAAATAACATATTATATTGTTACATGTACGTGGAATAAAGCTATAAAAAAAATACCAGCACTAAACATGTTTGTTAAAAATGAAACATCTTGTGAATTAAAATAAATTTAGTTTTTATCTCTTTATATATTAATATTATGAGTTCTTTTGATACAACATCCAGCACACCCGGTTCATCACAACCTATATATAATAAAAAAATAAATAGTTTAAAAGATTTATTGTCGTTAACAGCTGAAAAAGCATTTCAAAAGATATTTCAATTTAAAAGTAATACAAATTTTAGAGATGAATATAATGAAGTGATGACTAAAGCCAATAGTAGAAATAGTAGTGCGAAAGCAAATGCTAGAGACTGGTGGGAATTAAGTAGTCCCACTACTCAATGTAATAATGTACTTGGATTGACTGCTTCAGCTGCAATAAGTAATGGTACAGTATGTTATATTTGTGGATTGCAATTATATATAGATCAACAACATACACCAGAATGTGAACATGTATTGCCAGTATATCAAGCAGCTTTATTGTTAAAGTTATACAGTGCTCGAGATAGAATGAGATTTAATAATTATCACGAATACGACAGACAAGCGTTGAGTCTCGAGTATAAATGGTCTCATCGATGTTGTAATCAAATAAAATCAGATATATCTTTTCTATCTGTAAAAGATAATGATAGCTTTTGTTTACATGTTCATAATACTAAAGATATTTTATCAAAAATATGGAATGGTGATCGGGATTATTGTAATGTTGTGTCTAGAGAATTAAGAAGAACATATAATAACAAAAATAGGTTTTTAAGAGAAAGAACAGAAGCAATTGGTGATGAAACTATGAATCCTATTATTCAGTTTGTAAATAGACATCATAATGCTAATGTTTCAAAAGGATTATTTTATTTATCTATTTTATCTAATGTAATTTTAGCCGCTGACCAGCGAGCTATGAGGTATGCTGACGGTTCTGTTTTAAAAAGTGAACCAATAACTGAAAAATTAATACAACAAAATATATTAATAGAAATTACAGAAGAATTATCTACTTTTTTTTTAGGAGGAGGAATAAATGAAAGCCTTTTATCACATCTTAGTAATATACTAACTGGTGAAAATGATAGATATTTATTCAATAAAACACAAAATAATCTAAATAAATTCAAAGCAAGATTATGTAGATTTTTAACTTATGATTTAAATCCATACATAATGTTTGCATATATTGATGCTTTAGGTTTTCTCGAATATACACTAGGAACAAATTATACAGAAGAAGAATGTAAAGATATATCTAAAGGTTACTTTAATTATTTTATATATCAATGCATTTTTACAAAGGTACAAACTTATTTAGATAATCTTCTTAGTCCTAGTAGTCGTGTTCGGATGACAGATAATAGAATTATTCTTGCAAATAGTATAAGGGCTTTTTGTACAACTAAAATTAACGAGTTTTACTCAGTGCTTATTACCCTACAGCCAAATTTTCAAACTTTTGTACAAAATTATCCAGGTGGAATTTCAAATTCAAATTTATTAAATTATAGAGTAAATATAGCTAATAAATATTCAGTTGAAAATATATTATTAGAGGAGAATAACATAGAGAATCTACAGAGAATTGAAATAACATCAACTATCAAATTAATAAATTTTTTCAATGATATACAGTCAGAAATTGATACAACTGAACAATCACAGCCTGGTGAACTTAAAAATCATTTAGATGAATTTGTAACTAATATTTATACTGAAGAATTAAAAAAAAAGGCAAAAAATGAATTATTGAATTTAAATGATTCTGCAATTGGAGATACATTTTCAGCTACAGATGAAGCATCAGATGCTACTGTTAATTACATTAATAATACAGTAGATGCATTAATAAAGTTTAAAACTCAACTACAAAGGTCACAGAATGATAGAGTTGATTTAAATGAATATACAAATTTTCTTACTTTTATTGATAGACTAAGCTATGATGAATATCAGCAATATAGTGAAATAATTGATGATTTTACAAATCCCGTTGCTCAAGAAACTTATAGTGCTATCGAAATGCAAGCTGCTGAAACTATGGCTGGAATGGCACAAACAACTCAACTATCGAATCTAAATGACAATAATAAGATTAAAGACATTTTTAATAGTTCTTTATCAATAGGAATTAACCGTGTACTTAGGTCAAGAAGAAATTACTATGAACCAATGAGAAGACAAGGTGGTAGAAGAAAAAAAAGATTTCTTATAAAAAAAACTAAAAAATTAGCTCAAAAAAGAAGAAAAACAAAAAAATCAAGAAAAACAAAAAAATCAAGAAAACATAAAATTAAAAAAAATAAAAAAACAAGATCTAAAAAATAAATATTTACCATTTATAATTATTTCTTTCTTCAACCGGTAATAAAAAATATTTATATATATCAAATTCTTCCTTTTTTAAATTAACTTTTTCTACTTTGGTCTCCTTTTTAATCACGCCATTTTTTTGAAAAAAAAGTTTTATAAAATCTTTTTTTTTTTCAACAAGTTTTCTAAAAAACGTCATTATCTTATATATTGATATTAATTTTTATAGAAATACTAAAACAAATAAGTATTATAAAATAATATAAATGATACTAGATATATTATTTTATGGAAGGATTAAATGGTATTTATGATTTATATAAATATAACATAATGTATCAAAAATTTTCACAAGGTGAATATAAAGAATTATTTATCATATGTTGTGGTTTTTTTATATTTTCATTTTACTATAAAATATATATTAGTACTCAATTTTTATTTGTTTTATATTTGCGAATAAAAAACGGTTATTTCTTTAAATTTAAATCTCAATTATTTTTGGATGGACAATATGTTACCAAGCACACAAATTATACCGTAAAAATTAAAACATTAATGAGTGATAATTTTCGTGCAATGTGGGAACATATTTTAAAAAGTAAAAATGAGAATATTTATAATTTATCAGAATGTTATAATGAATCAAGTGATGATTTTGATGAATCTATTAGTAAAAGTGATGATTTAATTTTTATTGTTGAACAACAATTACCATTTGAAATAGATAAAGATATATACTGTGCAGTAGAGATATTTAATGGACAACCCGACGAAAATGAGCGAAATAGTAACTCTAATAATAATATAAGAGTCCATACAAAGAAATTTACATTAATTATTTTTTCAATGAAATATGATGCACAATATTTAAAAAATTATGTAAAAAATATAAAAAATAATTATTTAAAAATGATTGAAGATAAAAGAAAATATTTAAGATTTCATTATAAACTTAAAAAAATCGAAAAAGAAGAAAACGATATTTGTTGGTACGAAAAAGAATTTCATACAAATAAGACATTTGATAAATTATATATAAAAAATAAAGATGAAATATTAAGTAAAATAAATTTTTTCATAAAAAATAAAGAATGGTATATAAAGGAAGGTCATCCATATACATTGGGTATTGGCTTATATGGACCACCAGGAACTGGAAAAACATCTTTCATAAAATCACTTGCGAAAATGACAAATAGACACATTGTAGAAATATCGTTAAGTAAAATTAATTCAGAAAATGATTTATTTGATGTTTTTTATGATAATAAATATCATAAATACAACAAAGAACCCATTGAATTCAAAGACAAAATTATTATTTTTGAAGATATTGATTGTGCATCTGATATTGTTTTAAAACGTGAACATAAAAGTTCAAATAACTTATCAGAAATGCAGAATTTAATGAATACATTATTGAATAGTGATAATGATGACAATAATATGTCTAGTGAAAATAAAAAATCAACATTTAGAAAATCAACAACTCCTATTAGTATTTCCGAGAAAAATGATAGTTTGAAATTGTCTAGTTTATTAAATATTATGGATGGAATATCTGAAGATGACGGAAGAATTTTAATCATGACTTCTAATAGATGGGATAAATTAGATGATGCTCTCATCCGTCCAGGACGAATAGATATAGAAATTGAACTAGGCTATATTGATGAAGAAATATTAAATGATTATACACAACATTGTTATAAAAAAAATTTTCCAAAAAATCGATTGAAAAGTATTAATTTTGAGAATATTACTCCATGTATTATGATAAATGAACATACAAATTCAAACAATTTTAACGATTATATAAATAAATTGTCTAATTATTAAAACAATATAAAAAATTTATATATATCAATATGGAATAAAATTCCATAAATAAATATAGTTAGTTTATATGAGTTCTCAACGACCTGTTCGTTTGAATATAGACGATGAAAATTTTTTTAGTTATACGCCTTCCACAACACCGGGCTCACGTGGTTCATCAAATACAAATACAAGTAGTAGTAGTGATTTTACGCAATATACTTTAAGTCCTATGTCTTATACTTCTTATAGTCCAGAAAGAAGAATACCTACTGCTAATCATATTACAAATATTAGTAGTTACGTTGCAGATGTTTTACCTTTTGAATTTAATGATACTAATGGTGATGAAGATGAATACGAAGATGAACTAGAACAATTATCTTTACCATTTACTGATTCAACATTTACTCATTCAACAAATTCCTATTACAATAAAAGAGTTTATAATACATTATGTTATTTAATCAATTGTGGAAATATGCTTTTATTTTTTGCTTTTTCAATCATTAATAATCGAAAAGTAAATGAAATGAATCCTAATAATGAATCGTTTATATTTTTTGCTATATCACCGTATCCAAATTGTCATGATAAAAGAGATGAAGTATGGAAATTATTTACCTATTCTTTCGTTCATGCTGATATTATGCATCTATTAGCCAATTCATTAGGTATTTTTATAAGTACAACAAACTTATACAAGTTTCAATCTGTTACGCTTATTTCTCTTTTATATGTTGTTTGTGTAATTAATGGAGCATTATCTTTTTATCTAACAAATCCATATGATGCATTACTAGGTGCATCAGGAGGTGTATATGGTCTTGCTGGTTCAAATATTGCAAACTACATTTATAATAGTGATAATATGTATTCGTTCGAAATATTATTTAGTTATTTATTTTTTATATTATTTGGATTAGTTGATATTTGTAACTTTTTTATGATGTATTCTGATACAATAGCATATCAGGTTCATTGGTATTGTTTTTTATTTGGTATTTTATTTGGATTTTGTATTTTTCAAGAAAAGAAAAAACGGAAATATAAGAAATATATACGATACATTTCTATATTTATGTATTGTTATTTGAACTCATTAATGTTGTATAACTATATTTTTAATTTTCCTAGTTCACATAGTTTTAGTTATTTTAAATTTATTAAACAGGAAAATTGTTGTTATGATTTTATAAATTTAGATAAGAATAGCACATTTGAATGTAATGATTCAATAGAAAGTCGTTTTTTGTATTAATTAAAATTAATATTTTTGGCAGTTTGTCCGAGTGGTTAAGGAGACGGACTTGAAATCCGTTGGGCCAAGCCCGCGCAGGTTCGAATCCTGCAACTGTCGACTTGTTCTTATTTGAATATATCTCGGATCGTATAATGGTCAGTATACCCGCCTGTCACGCGGGTGATCAGGGTTCAATTCCCTGTTCGAGAGATTTAAAGCTCATAATATATAAATTAATTATTTATATATTATTTAATTAGGATAAACAAGAGGAACTTCTATATAATCATATTCATCATACATACTCCCCAAGATTTCTTTTTTTGTTTCTTCAATCCAAAATTTATTTGTTGAATATGTTTGACCATTTATTTTTTTACTATAATTGTATTCAGGTACGCCATAAAAAACATCATAATTTTTTTTATCTAATATTGTTCTTACGTCGTGTTGTAGTCTAGTTTTTCCACTTTTTCCAGGACCACAAATAATTACATTTTTATCATTTGCTAATGCAATAATTATTTTTGATAATGCATCTTGATATTGCTTATTAAATTCATCCATTATATATTTACATGAAAAATTATTTTTAAGTCCATATTATATTTTAAAAAATTGAATCTTTAATTCACTTTTCAATGTATCAAAAAGAAAATGACAGGATATATTGAGTTAAAAACTAGAAGTCAACGTGAATTGTGGTTTTCATACAAAAATGAAATTAAAAAACATAATTCATATAAAATTAGAAACGAATATTTTAAAGAACATAAGAATATGGAAGCATGGGAAGATGAATTAAAAAAAATTACATTTGATATGCGTGAAAAAATGAAAATACTACAAATTCAAGAAAATAAAGAAAAGAAAGAAAGATTAGAAATGGAAAAAGAAGAAGAAAGTAAAACTAAAGAAAAACAAAATATTAAAACTAAAAAAGCAATTAATACTCGTACAAAAAATAAAGAAATAAAACCAGTTCGTAAATCAATAAGAATTAAGGAAAAAAATAAAGACGAAGTAGAAATTATTAATGTTATATCTTTTGAAGAAAAAATAAAATTAAAATTAGAAGAAGCAAAAAAGAACGGTAATTATATTGATTTAACAGTTTAAAATTATATAGTATAAATATATCATGAAAGAATTAAATAAAAATTTAATTTTAATTCCCCCTTGGAAAATTACTACAGATAAAATAAAATGTGTTTCAGAGTATAAATCGAATTTTATATCCGTAAAAAAACAATTGAAACTAATAAAACAAAAGTCATTAAAGCAATTTTAATTTAAATATAATGATTTAAAAAGAAACAAATATATAGTTTGTTGGCTTAGTGGTCTAGTGGTATGATTCCTGCTTTGGGTGCAGGAGGTCCGGGGTTCAATTCCCCGCTGAGCCCAACAGAAGTACATGATTTAAAGTTACATCGTAATTACAATGTAAGTTTAAATATTATATTTTTTAATCAACTATATCATTATTTTTTATAGAATAATAATTGTTAACAACCAATTGATAATTTATAAAACACATTATTAGATGAACAAAAATTTGATTTGCATTATAAAAAGGATTTATAATGGGTATTAGTAATAATACATAAAGGGGAATTAATATTAATAAGATATTATTAATATCATTTATATTATATAAAGACATAATTATCCCATATGATGGTGCAATATATAAAGAAGCTGTTAATAATTTTCTACTATAATTTTTAATAGTATAATTATATTTTATATGATAATAGTAAATATTGTCAATAATTGATAATGAAATTACGCTCAAAATTGCACCGTATATTAAAATATGATAACTTTCATGAAAAATATTATGCATATTCAAATTAACATATATTTGTGTTAGTAATCTTAAGTTTATATTAAAAACATCCATTAATAATAAATTTTTATGCCTTGTATTTTCAAAAACATAAACATCATTGTTAGCGTAAGATAGTTCATATTGATTATTATGAAAATAATAAGATGAAATAAATAACAAAGAATTACTTACAATGTCTAGAAAACTATAAGTTCCGTATGTTATTTTATCTTGCGGTTTCATGATTAATACATAACTTGCTGCAGTAGTTAATAAATTTAAAAAGTAAGTATATTGTAAAAAATATTCAGACGTATAAAATTTTATTTTTGAGAAAAAGGGCTTTCCTATTATTTTTATAATTATCATCATCCAATATAACTGAATCGCATATAGTCCAAAAGTACTTCGATACACCCACCATTTTCTATATTCATCCTGATTATAATCTAGACTTTCATAATAATAGTCATTAAATATTATATTTTTACCAAAATCATATATTCTCAATTTTAAAAAAAATATTAAAAATAATAAATCTACTAATATTGATAATAACTTATTAGATGTTTTGGTAAAATATTTAAGTCCAAGAAATATACTACTAGTTTCAGTTATTAATAATTGAGTAGAAGCATAGGTGTTTGTGTTTAAATCGATATATAATAATACGTATATACAGCAGGTAATAGTTAAATAATGATGTATAAGCATATCTATTTTTTTATAAGGGATAAATAATGTATCAATACATAAATAAGATACTAATGTGTAAAGAGTAATATAATAATTCATTTCATAATAAACCATTAAACAGACAAATATAGAAATAATAGTTAGTGATAAATTACTATATAATTCTATATCATTAAAAGATAATTTATTTAATAAAAACAAATTTATTAGCATATTACTTGTTAAATAAATAATGTATTTTTATTTAAGTAATTTATAATAATAGATAATTACTTAAATTATATATCTTCATTATCATTTTTATTACTATAGTACATCCACAATAGAAAAATAATAAAATTACATAGAGCAGGCATTGATACTGAATAACTTAATAAATAATCTTCTGTAATTATACCATAGGCAATATATAAGACATCACTAGCACTATGAATAATAAAAAAATACGGATTTAAATCACGTACTTTTTTGGTTTTTATTATTTGATATAATTGAGGAAATGAAGTAATAAATGCTAATCCTCCAGCAGTGTAAGCAAGAACAGTTGGGGTTACACTCATAATTTAAAGTATTTTTTTCTTTGTAAGTTCTTTTTCTTATTTATTAATTTTTGTTCCCAATACTTTTTGAATTTTATTTATCATTTCTTTTGTTTTTCCATCATATGTGGCTTTTCCATTTTCTAAGGTCACATATATATTTGCTTGTATTCCTAATTTTTGTGCCATTTCTTTTTGTGTAATTTTTTTTAAGTTACGTGCTTGTGCAATCTGTGTACATATTTTTTTAGGAATAGTAGTAATTTTAAAATTTTCTTGTTCATTTTCTATTTTTAATGCATGTAAATCAACATTTTTTCTTGGTTTAATTTCCCTTTTTTCAACTGGTTTTTTTTTACCATGGATTACAATAACGTTATGATCCTGATGTTCCATTACTTTTATTAATATATTATTTTTATATTATTTAATTATATTCAATAACATTAAAATATATTTAAAACAATAAAAATATATAATTATGTAAGGCAACTTGGCGGAGAGGTTAACGCGGTGCCCTGCTAAGGCATTGCCCCATGGGCGCGCAGGTTCGAATCCTGCAGTTGTCGTTATAAATAGATAATAAAGAAAATATTAAAAAATTTTATAAATACATAATTATATTTATAAAATGAGAATTGTAAAAGGATTATCATCCTTATTTTTTTTAACAGTACCATTAATGTTTGAAATACCAAATTATGTAACAGTAGGATTCGTAACATTATTTACTACATCAGTTTTATATCATATATTTCCACACGTAAATTTATTTAGAATGTTAGATACAACTTCAGTAATCTATGTATGTAGTACATATACATTTAATTCTATATTACCATCCTTGATATTTTCAACATTAAATATATTAGAAAAAATATTAATAAATACTTATAGTTCTTTTATATTATTTTTTATATGGATCTACACGATTATTCATTGCTCTGTTAATTTTAATAAATATACATTTTTGCCAATAATATTTTCATGTTTGTCATACTATCATACTTATTTCATAAATCAAGGTAAATGGAATGATAAAATGAGATTAATATGGCATTTTCATAATACAATTTATATATCAATTAATACACCATTTAGATTTAATCAAAGTAATCTACCAGAGATACCAATGAAATTATTATAATTAGTAAAAAAGTACTTTATTATTATATTTTTAATAATAAAATGCTTTCTAACATTCAAAAACAAATAAAAAAAGCAACAAGAAATTCAAATATTAATAGTAATCTTTTAAAAGTACTATCTAAGCCAGAAAATGAAATAAAAATAAATTTTCCAGTAAAAATAAATGGTTCAATGGAAATATTTTCCGGATATAGAGTTCAACATAATAATTATTTAGGACCATTCAAAGGTGGATTAAGATATCATCCATCTGTTTCATTAGATGAAGTAAATGCTTTAAGTCAATGGATGACATATAAATGTGCTTTACAAGATATTCCTTTTGGTGGTGCAAAAGGTGGAATTAAAATTGATACAAATAATTATAAAGAACAAGATATTGAAAAAATAACACGTGGATTTACAAAAGCACTTTATCCTTATATAGGTTCGAATAAAGATATTCCAGCTCCTGATGTAAATACAAATTCTAAAATAATGGACTGGATGACAGATGAATATAATAATATAAGTGGAAATTTTAATTTAACATCTAATATGAGAAGTGTATTTACAGGAAAATCTATTGATTTTGGAGGTAGTTATGTTAGAGAAGAAGCTACAGGAAGAGGTGTAGCATTGATAATACGTGAATGGAGTTTAAAAAATAATTATAATTTAAAAGGAAAAAATTATATTGTACAAGGTTTTGGAAATGTTGGATATTATACTTGTGAATTGTTAAATTCATATGGAATGAATCTTATAGCTGTTGGTGATCATTCAGGCTATATACAATCAAATGAAGGTTTTAATATTTTTAATTTGAAAGACTATGTTGATAAAAATAAAACTATAAACGGATATAAACATGGTAAAAAAATAAATAAAGAAACTTTTTTTAAAATAGATTGTGATATTATTATACCTTGTGCTATTGAATTACAGATTACAAAAGATAATGCTTCATCAATTAATTGTGATTTAATTGTAGAAGCAGCTAATGGTCCTATTGATTATGATGCAGAACAAATATTGGAAAATAATAACATAAAAATTATACCTGATATTCTAGCAAATTCTGGTGGTGTTTTAGTTTCTTATTATGAATGGTTACAAAATAAAAGAGATGAATATTGGAGTGAAAAATATATTCGTGATCGCTTTGACGAAAAAATATGTGAAACATTTATAAAAATATACAATTTATCAATAAAAAATAAATGCTCTTTACGTGATGCTTCATATAATTATGCGCTTGAAAAACTACAAAATAACTTTATTAGAAAGTTTAGTTTTTAAAAATAAATATTTACAAATAAAAAAAAAATTGAAAAAATATTTATTTATTCAATTAGTAAATAGATTTAATCATGGTAAGAAAGTGTAGTTATTGCAGACAAGATGGTCATAATAAATCAAATTGTTCTATTTTAGCTCAAGATACAGAAAGATTATATAATGAAAAAATATTGGAATATAACCAATTACCTTTAAATAGACGTCTTAATACTATAAAACCAACACACTTTGAATGTAAAACTATTTTGCTAGAAAATAGAAAAAATCAATATAGAATAGAATTAAGGGAACAAAGACGTAATTTCCGAATTGAATTTGAACGTAGAAGACTTGAAGAATCAAGACGTAGATATGAGATACAACGTCAACAAAGAGAAAATATGAATAATTTAATAGTCGCATCTATACAAAATTACTTAAGAAATATGCATGCACATGAAGCTTCTAGAACAAGGGTTACAGTACAAGATTATTTACGTTCGACAGGAATCCCGATACATCAATTATCAACTGTATTAAAAATGTCTTCTTCTAATAATATAGTAAAATCGGTAGAAACGCCTATAGAGACTAATGAATGTCCGATATGTTACGAAGAATTTACTAAAACAAATAAAATTATAACATCATGTGGTCATCAGTATCATAGCACATGCTTATTTAGACATTTACAGCGTAATAATACATGTCCATGTTGTAGAGGTGTATTATTATAAAAAACATATATTAATGCGTATTTTCTGCGTTATTTTTTTTTTAAAAAAAATTATGTTTATTTATATTATAATATGAATGGAGGCCCCGTCATGGACAAGTTGTATTATACAACAAAGAGCTACAACGCAAAAGGAGAATTAGTTTCTAACTCAAACTATAATCCTATTTCTCTTGAAAAAAGAGTCCCTCAAGCTACTGGATTTTTAAGTGCTAGAAGAATAACTGATAGTAAATATGAACAATATACTGATGATCAATATTATTTATTATGGGATGGATATAGAATCCCTGGAAAAGGTGATAAAGCAGAACCACATCACTTAGATATATCAATCTATAAAGAAGAATTAAATCTTAATACACCACATGGTACAATCCATGCAACAGCAATTTATCCTGATGCTGGTACTGGATCAGATACAACAATTTCAAATGTTGAATTTGCTGTAATTGGTGCAACTGGAAAGTATTCTGGAGCTCAAAGTATATTAATTGAATACTCCAATGATGGTTCTATGCCATGGGCAAGAGATTCTGATAATAATAAAGTACCTAATGCAAGAAGAATGACAGTAATGGGTCCTAGAGCAACTACTACAACAACAACTTCAACAACAAGAGGTAGAAGTATGGCAATATTAAAATAAATAAAATAATAATTAGATAATATATATTTAAATATTATTTATATAATTTCATCAATTAGTCCATATTTTTTACACGTATCAGCATCAAGCCATAAATCATGATTTAATATTTCTGTTAATTGTATGTAAGGAATTGTTGTTTTACGTAAATATATTGCTTTAATTTTATTCATTAATAATTGCATATTTTGCTGGTCGTCACTTAGTTCTTGATATTTTCCTTCTTTTTCGCTTGATAATTGATGAATCATAATCATTGAATTTTTTGACATATATCTTTTATCTCCCACAACTCCTATTAATGAAGCTGCACTTGCTGAATATCCATCAACATAAGTATTTACAGGGGTATCTAATGTTTCAATTAAATCAACTATATATAATGCATTTAATAACGAGCCTCCACCGCTTTGAATATGTAGATTTATAGGAGGTGGATCTGCTTTATAACTTATTTTATACAAACGACCATTATAATCCATATTATTTAATTGATTTTTTAATAACTCACAACTATCAGGAGTAACAGAACCATATAAATATATATTATTTCTCTCTGTAATTACTGATGTTTTTGTAAATTCACCTTGATTTTGTATACTTGAATGACCATTAATAGAATTAGCATAGGAAATTTGAGGTGGAGCTAATGCTAATGAACTACTTATGAGAGAAGCAGTAAAAAATTTTCTAAAATTAAAAGCTCCTATAAGAGGAAGTAAAAGTAATAAATAATAATTCATTATTTAAATATATTAATAAAAATTACATTTTATTCATACGAATAATTTGATGGACATCCATTTTTATCACTATTAGCAATTTTCACCAATAAATCCTCTAATTCTTGTTTTGTTTTATCTACATATCGAGAAGGTAGCTTATATATATTTGGATGTATACCCATTTTTAAATCATATATACTTTTTCCATCATTTCCTATTTCATTGTAAATAGATGGATGACAATTAGAGACATTGTTTGTATAATCTGAATTATTATCTAATAATTCATTAAGGTCCTTTATATTTGATTCAACTATTTCAATATCTATATCTTTATTTTGTTTTTCCATTTCTATAAAAATATTACGTAATTTATGTCTAATATTAGAATAAATATTTTTATGCATACCTGTAATATCAGTAACTAATTTTCCAAATGTTCTATGCATACTATCATCACCTCCTTTCTTTTTTTTAGATTTACGTGTTTTTCTAGATTT